CTACTATGGGTTTTATAACAAAGTTACAGGCTGTTAATCAAATGCTGTTGGCTTCGGGAGAATCACCAGTAGCAGACCTTATTGGTAATTCTGGTATTGATACAGGTATTGCAGATACCGTACTTGAGCAAGCTAGTTTAGACTTTCAGTTGCGTGGTCTTGCTAACAATAAGATTGTTAAGAAGATGAACGCTGACTCTAATGGTAGGATCTATTTACCATTAGGTGATGGCGATGAAGAGGGCGTGATAGCCGCTGATCTTATGTCTACCCACTACAATGTGGATAACAATATCATTGTTGCTAGAGTATACGACGAAGGTACAGGTGCTTCTCAGTCGGTTAAACTGTACAACTTTACCGATGATACAGATATCTGGTCATTAACCGAAGACTACTATGTGGAGATTATTAAGAAACTTAAGTGGTCACACCTAGATACACCAACACAACGATCCATCTTAGCATCAGCGGCTCGCCACTATCAGATCCTTACACAAGGCGACAGTACAACCGATAGTTTCCTTGCTTTCCAAGAACAGATCTTTTCTATAAAGGGAAGAGCATCTGATATAAACGATAAGAAACGAAACATCTTTAGATCTGGTGATGGCAATGTTCGTGGTGCTGCGTTCCGTAACCCATACCTAAATGATCCTACATTCCGTAGGTTCTGGAACGGTGGTATGTAATGGCTAAGCGTATCCCACAATCTCGTCGTCAAGGTTCACCATCTGCCTCAACTAAGCTACCTATCTTTACCCTTAGTGGTGGAGTTAGTAGACAGGCTCAGTCTAAGAGACTACCAACTGAAGCACAGAACATTGATAATGCATTGATCTCATTAGAGAGATCTTTTGAGAAGAGACCTGGGTTTGAGATCGTAACACAGAATGGATTTACTGGGGACATTAGTTATACTAATACACTATCAGCTACATACACAATATCTTCTTTAATTTGTACTATTACTAAAGTAAGCCATAGTTTAAAAACAGGTGATATTATTACTATTGCTTCTAGTAATGGTAATTTAATAGCTACTGATTATATTATTACTTATTTAACTGTTGATACATTTAAAATTACTGTTGCTTCTGGTACTACTGGAACTACCTGTACATATACTATTAAAGATAATGTACAGTTCTCACAAAGACTAGATCTATTCCCACTTGAACACGCTAACGGAACACCTAAAGATTATTGGTTCTATTGGTTTAACATAAATGAAAACAATAGATTCTTATTGGCTATTGATTATCAGGCAACCGCACCTACAGATGTGTTGGTCTATGTATTTAGAATCAGACCAGATGGAACTTGGTCTAACGAAACAGTTTACTCTAACGCACCAACTAATACCCAACAAGATACTACTATTATTAACGCAGATACAAGGGCATACATTACTTTTGGCAATGCTACCAACCAAGCTAAAGATGTACTCAAGGCAACAACAGTTGGCTCCAGTATTATTATTGTTAATACTTTAGTTAAGGCTGGCTTTACTAGTACTGATAATACAACTGGATTAATGTTTAATCTAGATGGAACACCATTTATAGATGTAGTTTCAACTTATGTAGTTAGTTCTACCACTCTTGTAACAGTTACTAAAGCAACACATGGATTAATTAACGGTAATAAAATTAGTCTTACTTCTACTGGTTCAATTGCTAATGGTGTGTATACAATTACAAGAATAAATGATAATTCTTTTTCTTTTCCTGTAGTTGGAGCAACTGCTTCTGGGACAGTAGTAAGCTGTACTTACACACCAATTGATATTAAAGGATCTAGGGTTGTCTACTATGCGGCAACTAAATATATTCAGTGTTCAGATAACAGTTGGAAACTAGCTGCACAAACTACAGCTAATGCAACAATTGGTTGGTCTGATACTACCATAAAAAGTGGAACTGTAGTTACCTTGGCAACAGCACCAACTTTACCAGCTGGAGTAGTTCATACTGTTCTAGATGCTAATTCTGGTAGTAATGTAAACCCAAACACTAAGACTAAAATATTTGTATATTTTTCTGTTAGTAAGTGGATGGTACTCAGTGGTTGGCAGGTAGGTGGATTAGTTTGGACAGTTGATTCAGTTAGTGGAGATTGGTCAACTGGAACAAACGCAACTACATTATTTACTGGTTACTATCCAGAAGTAGAAGATTTTATCTGGGGTGATTCTTCTGAACCTTGGTATGGACAATCTCTTGCTGACTTCAGCGAGATTAGATTCCCACCAGAGTATACAGAAGTAATTGGAAATAATGGATTAGTATATAGTGGTTACTCAGACTCTTCTGCAAAAACCATGCTACTTGCTTTATATGGAGCAATTGCTGGTGGTTCTCAAGATGGTTCTGGTAAGATCTATTACACAGCAGCACCCTATCTTAATTTTGGTAGTGGATACTACAGAGTTATTTCATCTTCATCTAAACCATACACTAAAAAAGTAAGATCACCAGACTCATTCTCAGTACTAGATGGTAGAAGAATGCCACAAAAGATTTCTTTTAATTCCTTTGCGGCTATTCCTTGGACTGCTAATCCTATTGCGTGGGAACCACGAACAGCTGGTAATCGTTATACAAACCCAGGACCAAGTATATTCTTAGCTGATGATAAGGTCACACCAAGACAAGTTAGTATTAAAGCAGTATCCACATTTAGAGATCGACTCTACTTTGCAGCTGAGGATGTTGTGTTCACTAGTCAACTTGGTATCTATGAGGACTTGTTCCTAGCTGATCCTAGCAATATTGTTGCTACTGATCCTATTGATATACGAGCGTCATCTAATACCTTCAGTGAGATTACTTCGCTAACCCCATTCAACACATACCTATTTATCAACACTCTTGGTAACATTCAGTATGAACTTAAGGGTACTCAAAATGAGATTACTCCACTTACAGCAGAGATCTCACCAACTGCATTCTATGGTACATCTAAGTTCTTAGAGCCACAGTTACTTGGGTCGCTGATCTATTTCTTAGACTCATCTAAACTGTACCTATACTTTAGTTCAGAGTCTACTAATCTTGCGGTTGCTCAAGAACTTACGGTTACCTGTGCTGATTACTTACCCAGCTCAATGAAGCAAGTATGTACAGCACCGTCTCAAAACTCTATTGCAATGATTGATAATACAAATCAAAACTATATCTACTTCCACATGTCTCGTTTTGCTGGAGACCGTAACTTACAGAATGCATTCTTTAGATATATTTTAAATTCAAATGATTTAGTTATGTCGAATCAAAGTTATGATGATTATATCTATTCTGTTATTGCAAGACCAACAACACAGAACACAACAACCGCTCTTGTTGATATTGCTACAGCAGCAACTGTTGCAGCTACAACAACAAAACGCTATACCCTAGAGAGAACATACATGAGATCTTTGAATGAAAATATTCCTAGATTAGATCGTATGTTTAAATTATTCTTAACAGCTAATAACTCATCTTATGATGGAACACTTAATCAAACAACTATTAAAATCCCATTGTCATTCAATTACTTAGATGTAGCTAAGATTCAATTAATTACAGATAGTACTTGGTTAGACGATGTGGGTCTTGATCGAGTTTATGAAATTGCTACACCTACAAAATACTTAATTAAAGATAAGTATATTGAATTACTATTTACTGGTAGGTTTGTACCAGCAAGTGGAACTCCTCTTGCGGCTACATATACAACACCACCAACTAGGTCTGTCTATATTGGTATTAAGTTTAGAATGGAAGTTGAGTTATCAACACAGTTTGTTCGTGACCAAAACAACAACCCAATTGATGGTGTTCTTAGTTTGCGTACTATAACAACTCGTCATAAGAAAACTGGTAACTATGATATTGAAGTTTCCAATAGAGGAAGAACCTCCGTTGTTTCGTCATTTACTAATCAATCTATTGATACCTTTGAAGATGTTTTGAATCTTGGTAACATAGAAGAAGAGGGTGAGTTTATGACAAATGTTCTTGGCTTCTCAGACTCAATTAGTCTTAAGATTGTTTCTGAATATCCGACACCATGTAATATTGTTAATCTAGAAATCAAGGGTAAGTTTATTCAAAAGTATTCTGCCCTTACAACATAATAGGAATATAAATAATGCCAACAACCTACGACAATGTTATAGCCACAACAAGCCAAGTTGCTAATGTTACTGGTAGAACCAACATACTATATGATACTATAGCTTTAGTACCAAACATTCAGCA